ATTTAAGAAAGTGTTCTAATTTATTAGAAATTTGCACTTAAATCAAAAAGTTACGGACAATTCAACCACCAATCAATAAATTAAAGGGCACATTAAAGTACACAATATTTGTGCCCTTCTCTGTTTCTTTCCCGTTATCAGCTAGCTGGAAACTTTTTATACAGAGTTGAGAGCCCTACTCCATACGTTTTTGATACGCTTTGTCGTGATTCACCGGTTGCCATCCGCTCCCCCATTTCCCGCCATTGCTCATCCGTGAACTTAGGCCTGCGACCACCAACTCGCCCTTTTGCCCTGGCTACGGCCAGCCCTGCTAAGGTACGTTCGCTATTAAGATCAGATTCATATTGTGCTGCGGAAAGGATGTTACGAAAGTTATAGCGGCCGCTGGCTGTTTTGAGATCCACGCCATCGGTAATACTGCGGAAGTTGATACCCTTTTCCTGTAACTGCTGGAACATCAACAGCGCATGCAGAACGTTGCGGCCTATCCTGTCCAGCTTCCAGACCACCAGTTCATCCCCCGGCTGCATAGTGGCGATCAGCCGTTTTAGAACCGGCCGATTCGATTTCCTCCCGCTGGCATGCTCTTCAAAAATTTTCTCACAACCCGCTGACTTGAGCGCCGTTAGTTGCAATTCAGTGTCCTGGTGGTTTGTTGATACTCGGGCATAACCGTAAATCATGGGATTTCTCCTGTTATGAAAACAGGAGAAACGGCGAAGCATCACCAGATTTTTGATGGTTATAAAAAAGGTTGGTTTGGGAAACACGAAGTATGAATGTAGTGCACCACATAAATTTCGAATCTTTGGCAAGCAAAACTGGATCACTAATAGTGATCCAGTTTTAAATACCAATCGAAGGTTAAATGGTGGGCTTGTTGAGCCTAGAGCCTGTACATAAATTTTTTATTTTACTATTCCATCTCGTCCATTCTCTTCATGACCATTGCGATATTCCGTCGTTGAAGCGCCGCCTCCATCACCAGAGCCTCCTCATATCGGATGCCGTATTTCTCACCGACAACGTAAGATTCAGCTATCAGCTTTTCATGCGCTGGTTCGGTCATGTTCCACAGCTCTGGTGAAACCTGTTTCCCATCGTCATCATAAACCGCTGGCACGACTTCATACACAGCAGGGACTGATTCATAAACAGCGGGAATGGTTTCTTCTGGGTCGTAGCAAAAGAAAGCAAAACTATGAGGATCAAGGCCGTGGCGTTCAAAAGCCTCCTTGGCACGCTGAGCAATAATTCCAAAGTGCCAACGAGCACCGTCATCACCCTTGGCCTCTATCCTGTCGATAAACTGGAACTGCACGAAATCTACTTCCGCCCAGGCGTCCAGGATAATATCGGCATACGAGTCTTCCATCAGCCTGGGATCGGATACCGCCTCTGGCTCGAGGGACCCACGTGCCAGCATGACTGGACGTGATTTTTGTAGCTCATCGGATGTAACGGTGAACGCCGTCTGAGTGAATCCGCCAGCCCATATGGATGAGCTTGTCCCGACGCTATACGTGTTAGTCGCAACCGGCTGAACATTCCCGGTCACTCGAAGAGGCGAAAATACATCACTGACCGTAGCCGCAAATCGGGCTAACTCAGTACCCGGCGAATCCTCTGTAGAACCAGAATAGAGACGAACGCCGTTTTTACTGAATATCGTGGTCGCAGATAAATCGTTAGCACCCTTTATCACGCCAATTCCAGCCTGCCAGTCCGCAGAACTGGGGCCTGTGACATCAGTGATGCTGTGCAGAGTTCCGCCCATCCGCCCGAACGGATCTGTAACGTTATCAAGATGCACCCCTCTTATCGTTATTTTACCAGTACTGCCGCCACCAGATACAAACCCTACAGGGCAATCCTTAAAAGTTACTCCACTTAACTTCGCGTATTTCCTGTTGATGATTGCGGCTCTGCTAACGTCTCTGCATACCAGCCCATTAATTACCGTATCGTCCCCATTACCATACTCTCGGCCAGTCGATGTGCCACTGGTTGAGGCGGTGACAGATAAGCCATCTTCCGCGTTGGCTATCTGAATGTTAGAACCCCGGCAGTGCCGCTCTTCTATCCAGACGCCGTTTTTAAGTCGTCCGCCTTCATCACCGATAGCAACGATATTATTAAAATTAACAAATGGTGCCTTAATGTGCAGTCCGATTAACGTTGTGTAATCAGCACCAAACCGGTTTTGAACGACCGTTATGTCAGATACGTTTGCCCACGCACTCGATCCTCTTCCTTCTAAACTACCAATCGGGCCTTGCTTGATACGAACACCCGCCCCAGGACAGCCAACGTCTCCAAAGTCAGAAACGTAGACATTAGATACTTTTGGCGCAATAGACATAACATCAACACCAGCCCAGGGGTTATTTGGCTCATCAAGCTGGCCGAAGTTAAATACGAAAATGTTATTAAGATGGAATGCGCGGCTGACAGATCCGTTATCTTTAATATCAATCCCATCAGCGCCGGTATTTTCTGACCAGTAACCATCAATAACGCACCCTTTGTAGCCGCCGTTCTGCAAACCCAGCCCATAGTGGGAGCAATTTTTAACCTTTAGGTTGTTGATGCTGAGACCCTCAATCCCCGCGCCGACCACCCCCTCTGTTTGTCTTACATAAGACGCAGACGTGAAATCTCCATGATAGTTACCGTCAATGCAGATGTTGTGCAGACCTACACCATGAACTTTCGTAATGCCGTTTTGCAGCGGAGCCTTGGACCACTGGATAACGCCGTATGCCGAGTTGGTTGCATAAGCCTGAATGGTGGTTGAATTCCACCCCTGCCCACACAGGATTACGTTGTCGTAAGGAATGCGAAGAGCTGCAACGCGGATGGTCGCGGTCGAAGAGCTGAAATCAGACTCATCCATATGAACCTGATAAAGGCTTTTGGTGAAAACAATTCTTCCACCGCCAGCAGCGCTTAGTTCTGCTGCTTTTTGCATAATTTTATCGGCGTTAGATTTAGCGACAGTGATCGATACCAATCCACTTACAACACCAAATGATTCGGCTGTAACTTGAATACCTTCTAATCCAAGGTTTGTGGTAATCGCTGTCGCCAGCTTTGCCACCAGTCCATCAACGTCACCATCATCGAGCGCGTCCAGTTCGGCGTTCGCGATAAACTGCCCCAGTACAGCCGCCATCGTCGACGGTTGGCGCAGCGCTTTACTGACCTGTGCGCTGGATGCTTTACCCGAGGAGAATCCTTTCTTCAGTGCGGTTAGCGTCTCCCATTCCTCCTGCGAGGTAACATTTGCATTAGCATCTGTCGCAAACGCTTTAAAATCATTAGTTCCAGCCATTAAAGTAATCTCCCCCATGCGCCGTCATCAAAACCGGCGATGTATTCGTTATCCATGTCAAATCCAAAGAATTTTGTTCCTTCGGACGGTGTTTCGACCGAGGGTGTTTCAACGCCGCCAGCCCATACACCAGCAGCTTTAACGGTGAGATAACCCTGTTTGATAGCGGCTATCAGTTCGAGTGACACATCAGAAATATCAGTCTCGGGAAAAACCCAGACCGATATCGTCATGTCCTGGTTGTCGACAATTTGCATCCTCAGGCCTGAGCCTGCAGTCGCAGCGTCAAGGATGGGAGGCAGAGAGTCGTTCCGACCGTCCCAGTTGTTGATAGCGATTTTCGCTTTCAGAATGATGCGGTACGTCTCATCGCTTAGCGTCGTATAGCCAGAATCAGGATCATATGGCCCTTGCCAGATGCCCTGGTCATACCCAAGCCCGTCAGTGTCCCAGCTGAAATAAACTCCGCTAATTGGCTGGCTGACTATGCGACTGCGTCCGATCCACAGACCGAGGATGTCGAGCTGTACACCGACAGCAGTATCGATATCGAAGGCTGTTATAAGCCCTGACATAGTGCTGGACACATCAATCAGCGGGCGGGTGCTCAGATCTATATGGTCAAAAAAGAGTGGCTTGGTAGCGTGGTAGTTAGTGATCAGTTCGGTGTATTTGCTCATGAGGTCACCGTGATACTGATATTCGCGGTGCTACAGGACGCTAAAGCATCATAGGCAATATCAATGTTTGATGCCGATACGCTGCCAGACGACTTACCGATCAGCAGGTCGGTAATATCGTAATAGCGGGCATTCCCGCCGCTCACAACGCCGAGGTTTGCCGGGGAATAAATACGGCTCAGCAGAACGTCGTCGCCAATTGTTAGGCCATTTATATAATCGGCAACAGCCTGTTTAATCTGCTCGCCGATTTGAGAGGTATAGCCGGTAAAAACTTTCAGGGTAATGGCTACGAAAATTGGCACATCGGTAGAGCGCGAAAAACTGATGACGTGAGGATTACCATAAGTATCCGGCACTGTGACAGAAGTTTTACCGTAAGTTGCGGTTCCCTGCCCTTTATTCCCCCTGATGGTCTGGGCTATCTCGGTAACATCCCCTCCATCGACGATGGCGGAAATAGAGTGTGGCGGCAGCCCGTTGCTGTCGGTTGCCCCAGTGTCGTTCTCATATAGTTTGTGACGTGTCACGCCAGCAACATTAGCGATAGCACCGTCGACACCTTCAAACGGTGTGATCGATGGTAGCGCGACGCTTTGCCCCTGCCGAATGCGCAGCTCTGCGTCGGTTTCGGCTGGTGAACCGACAGTAGCCGCAACTGGATTGGTTACCGACACCCAACCTCGGGTCGGGGTGTTGATAGTGGTAATAGTCCCGGCCAGCGCCGCAACCGAACCGCTATTCGCACATGTGGCCGTCACCAGCACAGTACCATCAACGCCGATCGCCACACTCGCTGGAAAATTCCAGATAATGCCGTTTTTATCCCGTGCGGAGCCATTCGTGATAGTCGTGCCTGCCGTACCGGTTAACAGAAGGTCAGCAGTAGAGTTTGTCGCTACTTTTCGCGTGATCCCGTTAATTTTCACATTGCTGCTAAGCGCTGCGGCCTGCGCTGTCGTCGGTGAAAAAGAGTTGTAGATCCCGATAGCGGTGTTGTTAGCGTCATGCACGGCAAGAGCCACCAGCGCGACCATCTGCCCGTCTTTGCTGTCTGGTTCGAGGTAGGCATCACTACCGTAAATCTGCCTGAAATAGCTGGTCAGTGTATCTAGGATTGTCTGGTAATCAGGCGCACTAATCCCCTGGGCGGTTACCGTTGCCGATAGCCCCAGCGTGTCGAGGTTCAAAGCCATTTATGCCTCGCTTGTTACAGTCGTCTGGCCGTAGATTGTGTCAATGGAGGAAGTGAAGGTGACGCGACGGCTGGTGCCGTCATAATTGGTATCGAAGGAAAGAATCGACAGAACGCCCGGTGTATCCTGTATGCGTTCGCGTATAGCCAGGATGTAGACATCTGATCGCTGCTTCCCAAGCACTGACTGAACATACGGCGTGCCTTCCGTCAGATCGAGAAACCACTGACCGCGCCACAGCTCGAAACGGGTTTTTACGGCCTGGGCGACACATTCCGGACTGTCGATAAGGAAAGTATCGTCACCCTGGCCGAAAGTGTAATCGCCTTCAGTATCTTCGCGACGGTATCGCATTATTGCGGCCCTCCGGTAGTTCCCCCGCCAGTCTGTACTCCGCCATGTTTATGCGTGGCGACACTGATACCAGAAGCTGTTACGTCATTCGTTACCGTCACCGGCCCAAGCATCGTCGCAGTACCGCCGCTTTCGCCCATTCCCTGAGACAAGTTGCCATTAATCGTTACGTTGCCGTTCAGCGTGATAGTCGGGGATGTGATTGTCGTTCCACCTTCAGCCGTAGCTGTAAGCTGGCCCGGTGTTTTAATGGTGATGTTATGTCCTGCGGCGACTTCTACAAACGCCGCACCATCATCGGTTCGCAGCTGCGCGGCGCTGGTACTGATACCGCTGATTTTCCGTGCTTGCGACTGCGGGCCAACGATGGCGAACGCATCAGATAAGTCATGCTGGCGCGGGTCGACGGTCTCCTGAACGCCGCCGCTCTGCCACCAAAAATCGATGCAACGGTCAGCAAAAATCAGGAGGCACTCGTCGCCTTCTTTTACCGGAAAGGTCAGCGTGCAACCGCCGCCGCGCGGGAAGATGACCGGCACATCCACCAGCGGTTTTAATTCGGTGGATCCATCGCCAACAATACCGCGTAGCGCCACCTCTACTGTGCAGGTAACAGTCTCAGGATCGAACGACTGAATGATGCCGGGCATCGCTACGCGCATCTGGGTCGACACCGAATCGGCAATGGCCTGCGCGGTCTGCTGCTCACCGCCGATCTGTGATTGAGTTGGAATTGGCATAAAACCCCCATAAAAAAACCAGCCGAAGCTGGTTTGGTATCAATTATCTCTTAGTAACTAAGCTACATCAGTGTGAAGTAAGGCTTTTCCGCTGCAATGGCACACATTCACAAGGTGTATTAGGATATGTTTGCAACAAGTAAGCATTGAAAATCAATTTCAGCCATGAAGCCGCCATAGAGTGGACCTGCACCATCGCATTATTGACTACAGGAGTAACAAATGGGATTTAGATTTCGTAAAAGAATCCGGATTGCGCCCGGACTCGCGATCAACATTAGTAAAAGCGGAGTAAGCACTTCAATTGGTGGTAAAGGTTCCACCATTAACATCGGGAAAAAAGGCGTAAAGATGACAAATGGCCTTCCCGGCACGGGGCTGTCGCATACCACTAACCTTTACTCTCCCGGGAAATCGACAGAAAAAAAACAACTTACTCATAAGCAAAAAATAATTAGAAACATCCTGTTCGTAATTATTGTGTTTATTATAATTAAAGCTCAATATTTTTGACGCATGCCCGCCTATCTGGCGGGCTATTTTACTTTTCGGCAGTCGTATGTTGCATACTGACGCGGCGAATCCATGCTGGCTTGCAACCACTGTGCGTTGAGAATGGCTTTGCCGTTTCGATTGATGTACTCAAGACCAACCCATCTTCCAGGCTGATCGGTAGCCATACGCCAATCCATCTTGATATTGTTATAATCGCCTTTGTTTTTCAGGAAGGTGATTTTTTGCATTTCTGGCTTTGCGCCATTGATTCTGGCTAAGCCATCATCTGCCCAATGGATTTTAAAATCACCACATTGCTGATCCGCAAAAGCGGGTGCTGATATAAGCACCGCGAACACGGTAACAGTGCAAAGTAAATGTCTCACGGCCCCACCTCACTAATTCGTCGTCCCTTGCATTGCTTTCGGGCTATAAAGATCACGAGCGCCACGCGCAAAACACATCAAATCCATGTACCACGCCTGACCTCTGGTGTCGCCAGTATAGTCGATAGCTTTGACGATATAAACGCCATCCGTCGCAATGCTGGCAGCCTGTGACGTCGTGCCGGTCAGCACACGGTTGCCGTTCTCTTCTGTTTCGGTGATACGCCCGGGCGACTGTGCTATTTCGCTATTGCCGAGCGTGGCGCGGTACACCGAAGCCTGATCGAGCTGGATAAGACCATTAATACGGATGTTTGGGTTTATCAGGCACCGCACGTTTACTCCGCCGCCCATCGTTTGTTGCGGCATACCGATCAGGCCAGTATTGGCATTCAACACAATGGCTTCGTGAATATATTTATCCTCCGGCACCATCTGGACCTGACCATCCACCAGTTGCCATGTCGCTTTGCACTGCGCAGCAATATTATCCATCACGTTGCGGCTGGATGAGTAAATCGCGCGGCCACGAGGAAACACGGTATCAGGAAAATCGCCGGTAATGCCCTGTGTCACGCCGAACGCGTTGAAATCCTGCATCGTCGCCCGGTGCAGATCCGCAACGGTATAGCCAGCGGCAAGCGTGGTGATGGTAGTCGCGTAGAGGAACGCTTCGTGGTTACTGATGGCCTGAATCAGCACCCAGGAATCGGTGATGTTGTCCTTCCCGGTGACGGTGAAGCGAATATCACCGTCAAATATCAGGCCGTAGTTCTGACCGTTCACCTGCCCTACCTGGTCTGGTGAAATCTCCCGGGCGACACCAACCTGGCTCGCATCAACATCCGGCGCAATACCGTCATACCCGGCAATGATGCGAATTTTTGCAAACTCCTGCCCCAGTATCTTGTTCGTGGTATCGGTCGAAAGGTTGTAAATTTTCACGTTTGCCACGCGCGGCCAGCGTGTATCTGCCCACTCGATCTGGAACGTGACCTTAAAATCAGACAGGGAAATACCCTGCCCGTTCTGGTCCAACAGCTGCAACTCAAAATGGCGCATCCAGTTAAGAGACATTTCTACTCCTGCACGAAAATGAGGTGGCTGTATGTGCCGAGGTTGGTTTTGGTGGGCTCGTCTGGTGCGCCCTTATCGGTCGCCACCACCAGCGCACCATCAATGCCAAGCTGTGGAAATTGTCGTAAAAGGTTCACGCCGGTCAGTAGAGGTACGCCAGAGAGAAGCGCGGCACCGCCGCTATCCATCACGTCCATAATCCAACCAGCCGCATCGCGCCAGATGATCCTGAGCGTATACGTAGTATTGCCCAGCAAAACGCGGAACTGCTGATTGTCAGGAGAAAGCGGTATTTCGTTAAACTGCATATCATCCCCCGAATGCTGATGTAACGCTTCCGCCCAGCTGGCTCAGCAAAGATTCGTTTGGCGGTGTAGTGGATTTCGTCCCGGAATTTTGCACCGCCGATGTGCTGACGCCATCCTGCATATCTGATTTATCAGCAACGCTAACGCTCTGCGTTTGCGACATGATCACTTCACGCAGGGTAAGCGTGCAGTTCAGCACGTTCTCGCTGGTTTTGTCCGTTGTCACCTCGATGGCTCTCACCAGCATATTGCTGTACACCCGCTTCCCGGTCACCACATCGAACGGCACCCGGGAGGACTGGAGATCCAGCAGTTGCTGATAGGTCTCTTTCGGGCTCAGTCCGGCGCTGAGGCCGATTGAAGATGTATCAATGAAGTCCAGCAACGAACCGCCCCCAGCGAAGCCGCATTCCATTGTGACTTCGCTGGGGCGCTTATACGCATGATCGGCGATGAAACCCGAGGCGCTATTCGTTGTTGGCTTCTCCACCGGGTGCTCAGTAATTTCGAGCGCATCAGAATGCTTTTCGGAAACGACCACGCTGGGGATCAGCAGGCCAATTCGCCGTGATTGCTGGCGAAAAATCGCTGATAAAATATCCATTATCTCGGTCCTGCGGGGAGTTGCTGGGTTAACTGTGAATTCACACCCTTTTGACGGTCAACAGTCAAACGGGCAGCTTCGCGAGGATCGGAAACGCCGTGGATGTTAATGTTCGTTTCCTGCTGAATCACCGGGGCGCTGGTGGGCATATTGCTCATTACTTTCGGAATGTAATTGCGCGTTTCCTGCGGCATTAGCCCCATTCCATAACGTTGAACGTTCCCGATTCCCCAGTTATATGATGCAAGTGCTTTGCTAAGGTCTCCGCCGTTCTGCCGCAATAGCTGGCTAAGGTACTTAGCGGCTGCCTGAGCTGACTTTTCCGGGTCGAACACATCGTTACCACGCAGGCCCATGTCTCGCGCCGTGCCATCCATGAACTGGAACAGCCCCTTTGCACCCGCGCCGGACATGGCGAACTGGTTACCACCTGACTCGGTTATCGCCACACTTTTCAATAGACCAGCTGGAAGTTGATAAAGCGACTCAAGTTTATTGAACATTGGCCCCATCCAGTCGAGCAATACTTTGCCCTGGGCTGTGGCCTGTGGACGTTTGACTGATTGCGCAAACTGGGAGGGGTCACCCGATATATTTGGAGAGATTTCAGCAGCTCCAGCCGGGGAGAAAAATAAATTACCGATTTTGGCAATCCCGTCTGAGATTTTTTCAAGATAACCATTAGCAGCCTGCTGACGGTTTTTTATTTCATCTCTTTCATGCGGGGCAATTTCATTACTACGAACATGCTGTTCCGCCCCGGGAATGTCAGGCTGAACATTATCGCCATAAACGACGCCATTGCTTTGCGCCTGACGAATAATCTTACCTGGGCCACCATGCAGCCAATCCATCCATGCGGGCCATTCTCTTACCTCGCTAACATCTTTTCGCCCAAGGTCGGTTTTGATGCCAACCGTAGCAAGAGCATCACCAATGTTCCTTTTGGTATAGTCCAAAGATGATTTAGCACTGGCTTTTATGTTTTCACGATCTGAAACCAGGTAACCAGCATACGCTCCCCATAATTTAAGCCATGGAGGTATCGGAAGACCGGATATTTTTGCGAATGCTCCCAATACTTTTGTTACCCATACCCCAGCGATGAAAGTAGCCAAAATTTCCAGCGAGTTCTGCCATCCACCAACAGAATCTTTCAGCCCCAGAAGCTTATCGCGCAGCCAGAGAATTGCCTTTTTCGCCTTTTCTATTGCAGGCTCCCACTTGGACCAGTCAATCAGGCTTTTACCGCCTTCTTTCCACGTCTGATAATCGTCATAGAGTAATCCGATCGCCAGAATCAGCGTGGTGATAATTCCAATCGGGGATTTCAGGAACGCAGAATTAAGCAGACGCCATGCGACAAGTAGAGCACCGAATATTTTCAGCAGATTTTTACTGCCATCGTCAAGACGCTTCCACCAGTCAATGACAGAGCCAGCGCCCTGTATGAGCCGCCACGCCATTCGCGTGAAGGCGTTCGCAAGCCAGATCACGCCTTTAATAACTCTGGTCAGCGTCTCTTCAATCTTCGGGAAGTTGTCGAGGATGCGCCGCCGCAGGCTGTCCAGCGAACCAGCAAGACCACCAGCGAGGTTTGAGCCGATCTTGTCCCGCATAATGCCGAACAGCGACGTAAGCCCGCGCATGGACGTCATGAATTTATTGGACTGCACAGCCGCCTTATCAGCGTTGAACCCAGTCTTTTGCAGCATAGACTGGTAATCGGCGGTAAAGCCATTCATGCCGCGCCGCATCGCCATCAGCGTGTTTTCATCGATGCCAAGCATCTGCGCGTATTGCTTCGCGCGGTAATACGGCATGTTGTTGAGCTTTTGCCCAACGCCAGTAAAGATGGCCGCAGTATCACGCATCTTTCCGCTGGCATCTCGGGTCTGGACACCAAGACGGTTCAGGAAGCCTTCCGCCCCCGGATTGCTACGCATGAAACCGGCCAGCCCTTCGAGGGAGGACATGGCCGACTCGGCGCTGGCACCGGTTTGCGACGCGGCATAGCCCAGCGCTTTGATGCCCTGGACGCTGGCCCCCGTCCGTTGGGATGCCCAGTAAATTTTATCCAGACCATTCGCGATCTGGGTGGTAAATCCGACAATGCTCAGCGCTGCGCCTTCCACCACCGCGCCGACCTTCAGAACGTTTGCGGTAACGCCTTTCAGCACGGCTTCAAACTTATTAGCGCCAGCCTGATCGATATCGAATCCCAGCGAAACAAGGAAGTCTTTAATCGTATCTGCGTTACCGCTCATTGGCCGCTCTCCATTTATCTACCCGGGCGTCGTTATCCTCGCGCATGTCGAGGTAGTCATTGAGAAGCGCGATACGGCAGAGGTCTACCGCACCGCTGTTAAGGTCTTTCTGGTCAATATGGAAGGCAAGCGCCGGACGAAGAATAAAGTCTTCACCGCCCGGCAGGCTGTTGAAGGTTATTCCGCTGGCGGGGTGGGCGTCTCGCTGGTAGGGAGTCCTTGCAAAAAATTTCCCAGCGAGTCGGCGACCACCCGCGCCACCAGTTGCAGCATGGTAAGCAGGTCGATATCGTCAAACGCCATTTCGCCATGCTGGCAGACCGGCACCCAGCCTTTCATGTGCTCGCGTGAAACAACGGAAAGACAGGGGAACAGGATAGCGTCCACGTCGCCATCACTCAGATCGGACACAGCATTGGCAATCTTTGGCAGGATGGTAGCCATCGCGCCTTCGGTGTCTTTGCTGCTGATCTTCTCCTGAACGCTCCGGAAGTCCGAAACCATCCCGGCCAGAACCGGCAACAGCTTGCGGGACACCTTCAGCTGTTCGAAAACGCTGAGCTTTGCGGTGCGATATTTCACGCCTTTAATTTCGAATTCCATGCGTTAAAACTCCCCGAGAAGCTGGTCAATCTTGCCGCAGTCGAATACCCAGGCAACGGTTCCGCCCTCTTCAGCGTTATTGAAATCAGGCTGTTTCTGGAATGCACACGAACGCGCAGTAGAAATATCACCCGATGCCGTGTTGCGAATGACGATCACGTTATTGCCCCAGGTGGCAGAGGACTGGCTTTGCGCGTTATACGCCAGAGACAGCTTTTTATTCACCGGGGAGGTTTTGAGTAGCGTCACCGTAATGGTGCCTGACTTATCGGCGTGCAGGCTGTGCATCACCTCGCCGTCGGCACCGATGGTCATGGTGTTTTTGTTGCCGCCCATGGTCTGGGTGATACCTTCCTCAGAGTTCGCAGAACCCTGACCAAGATCGATAACGCCGGTCGGCCCGGTGAGCGACGCGGTTACATCGAGAAAAGAATAAGTTGCCATTTATCGCTCCTTAGCGAACCACGTTGATCTGCACATCGGCGTAATGAACTGCGCCAGCCAGCTTACAAGCCACCTGGATTAACGGCGCTTTGCGTGCTTCTCGGTCAGCCTGTGCTTGCTCGGAAAGAGGTTGCGCATACACGTAATAACCTTTTGTCAGCGTATCGCCGGAATTCAGTTGCCCGATAGGGCCACCATTCCACACGCCAGCCGCTACCAGACCGTTCGTGACGGACTGATCCATGGACTGTTCAACGTTGGAAAGCAGACGGGTCACACCGGCATCAGTCTGCGGAATTTTGGTGGTGCTGGTGTAAAGCAGGTTATAGAGGTTGGTCTGAACGTAGTTCTGCAACCAGTCGAGCCCGTGGCGCTCGTCGAAGAAGTCACCGTTCGCCATGACACCCTGTTGCAGGATCGCCGTGTCGTTGGCGTAGTACACGAACACGTTCGCATTCTTCGCATCCACAGCCGCCGCCTGTCCTACCGTCAGCGTTTCGTAGGTTACGCTCGGTTCCTGTTTGAATTTCAGGGTAATGGTGGTATTGCTGCCGTTGAAATTGACAGTAAACGCGCGACCGAAAGCTGAAACCGCCGCATAAGGGCTGCTGGTGGAATATTGAATAAAGGTACGGGAATACTTACCGGCCTTTAATTTAGACGCAACATCGGTCGTCGAAGTCGTGCTGATGATCTCAGCGTCGGCTGACGTTACCCCGAAAATGCGGCTCAGGCTGGACGCTTCGATGAGTTTAGCAACCTCAATCACGTCGTCAGCATCAAGCACATCATCGCCATCAGCAACATCATCAGCGACAACCAGCCCATACCAGTTGGTATACTGCAGGCAGGCATTAACAGCTTGCACGATGGTTTCCACGCTTCCACCTTCGGAAGAGGTCAGCGTCTTCGCCCAGCGGCCAACATAAACCTGCGTCGGCTTCGGCGACTGGCTGAAGAAAACCTGCGCCGCTTCATATTCCGGGCTGTCGACTCCGAAGTCCTCGCCAATGTCCTCAACGGACGCATAAAGGCGAACGCGCTCCTGCACCGGAATGACAGTGGAAGAACCGAGGATCAGCAGTGCGCCGAAGTTACGACCAGTAGCCGCTTTCGGCGAGATGATCACATCAACGTTTACAACGTTGGATACAGGTAAGCCCTGCGTCATAGTTTATTCTCCAAAAAAGGTGACTGGCGCTTCCACCAGCGATTTAATGCCGTACTCGCGCACGACCTTCCGGCGCAGGCGCACCGTCATGTCGTAGCGGCGAACCCATTGCTGGTTGATAAGTTCGGGGAAAGGGGTCAGACCGGTATAGTCGCCCAGAGACAAACCAAGCGCGTTCAGCTCAGCATTGTTTTGCGGGACAGATATGCCATCGCGAAAACGGGACGCATAAGACATACCAGCCGGGCCATAGAACGACGCCATGCACTCGAACGTTTCATGCCGCCAGAGCTGAGCGCCCTCGTCGGTCTGATTGGTGAATGCAGGGTTGTTATCAATGAGCAACCCGGTAACGCCAAACGCGCACCAGTTCGTTTCAACGGGTGGCAGTGGCGGCTGATTTTTCTGCCAGCGCGGACGAACCATTCCAGACGGCAAGCCGGAAACATTGCGCATCCACTGGCTTAGCAGCCTGTCGAGCGCTTCGTCATAATCCGGATCGCCACTGGTTGGTATCAGCCAGCCGCGCTCTGTGCTGGTGTTATTGCTCAATGGGAGTTCCCCCATCAAACGGCAGTAATTCACAATGAGCCTGGACGAAGCCAGCACCGTAAGCCGTATACGGGTCGACGAATGTCACGCGATAATCACGGTTCTGATACGTCACGATATCGGCATCACGGCCAGTCTGCCCCTGCGTCAGCCGCTCAGTTGTCACGATGAGAATCGCGCCGCTGATAACCTGCCCGGCCTGCATGCGGCGGTTTTCCAGGGAGCGGTCAACAGTAACAACCCCGGCAAACTGCGTTTTAACTTCGCTGTCGCTGCCGATCCCGTCATCGTCCACCGTTTGCGCGCGACGCGTTACCCACAGGTTGAAGTCGCAAAAATCGGGGTCAAAAAGCACATCTGTTACATCAAGATTCGGCATCTTTATCCCTCACAATATGGGTAATAGCTCTGCGATATTGCCCGGTGTCGATTAGCGGTTTCACCAGATCGGTTCCAGGAGACTCACCAGCAGCGCGCCGCGCAAGTTCCTCTTTTGCCCCTTTGCGCCCACGGCGTGCGCGTGCTTCAACGGTGCTATCAGCAAGCGGTGTAAAGCCGGTAATGGTCATGTAACGCCTGACGCCATTCGCGGCCAGCATTCCGGCGCGGTTAAGCGCTCTTTCCGCACCCGCCGCATTTCCATCAAGCGCAGCCTGCGCCGCTGCTTTAAGCTGCGGCACTGTCTGTTCCTCTACCGATTTAACGCCGGGGATCAGGTGCGGGCGTGGGGGGATATTTTGCGCCGGTGAGCCGTATTCATTGACGTAGCCGATCCCCGCATTACCAAACGGAACATCTTCACGCTCGCTGTCTTCCGAAGGGATGCCGACCAACACATCCTTTTTGGTTAGCGACCTGAGCGCATCCAGAATGGCCTGAGCGTTATCCACCCTCGTTGTTACACCGCTTTTGAAACTCATAGCTGGCGACCGCCTGCACCGAACATCGTGATCAGCTGATAAAATTCAGCGCCATATCGGGTGTTATTCCAGAAGCCTGCGTCAGGGTTTAGCGTCGCGCTGGTGTCATAGCTGACGCTTACCTTGTCAACGGACTTGGAGGACTGAACACCATTGGTTGAACCGCCCGGGCCGCCAACCAGCATCGCCCGGCTATCTGCCGCCCAAAGCGTCATGTAGTGCGCAACGAACAACTCGGCAAAATAAGGAAACAACTTTTTGCCGGTGACGTTTTCGCTCAGCAGCACATCGGCCAGATTCAGACGAAACTGGATTTGTGCTTCGGGATATTTGGCAGGGTCAGCAAACTGTGGAAAGTCGCGCCGAAAATCACTTACTGTTGGCAGGCTTTGATTCTTTGGCATCTTTCGCCCCATTACCGCCAGTCTGTGCGGCAGCAATCTGCGCTTGCAGGCTGTCGTTCTGCTCTTGCAGCTTGAGCAGCGCTTCTTTCAGGTCGGCAATCAACTGATCTTTATCGATAATCTGCTTATCTTTGTCGGCAATCTGAGCTTGCAGGCTGTCGATAATGGGTTGCAGATCATCGGTGTCGCTAATCACGCTTTCGGAAAGCTCGGAGTGCGCCTGGGTGAACCAGTGCGACGCGACCTCTTCCGGTACGTTATGCCGTCCCCGGCCAAACTCCCTTTTTGACTGATCGCCGAGCGTCAGCGTAAACGGGGTGTGAACATGGATGGTAACCAGCTTTTCTTTCGCCATTTTCAGTTCCCTTCTGGCCCCTTTCGGGGCCGTTCTGGTTATCAGATACCGTCCACGTAGGACAGGGTTTCTTTGTACACTGGCTCAACCGCACCGAGCTTGCCGTAGTAGGTCGCAATCTGATACAGACCGCGATACTGGACAGGAACGCTCTGCAACGGCACCAGCGGATAGCGCACGTATTTCTTGTCGTTGGTGTAGGCGATCATACGGTCTTTACCGCCAACCCCACGCCCTTTCAGCCATTTGACCGCTTTGATTTCAAGCGGAACGCCGTTCTGGTGGAAAGCGATAGTGTTCACAGCCAGATAGGTCAGCAGTGACTGGTTACCCGCTTCGGAAACCTTACGGCTCGCCAGCAGTGAATACTGCTCTGGCGGAATGCGCAGATCAGAAGGCACGATGGAATAACCGGATGCTGCCCAGGCATTAGACAGAATGCTGTTCACGCTATCGAGGATCTCGTCGTTGGTTGAGTTCGCCCAGGTCTTCGGCGCGTTGTTCAGCGTCACACCGACGAGGTTTGCCAGACCTTTCAGGCCGAGTGCGTCATCACCGATGTAAACCTGCTCGTCGTTGTCCATCTGCCATTTGAGCTGCATCCCGTCGTACTTCTGGGTATCAATCGGGCGGCCTACCTGCTGAGCAGCTGCCAGCTCTACAACGGTCCAGCCCAGTTCCATACCCCAGAGGTTCAGTGGATTGCCGTCTTTGCTGATATCCACGTTCACGCCAGCAATAGCGGTGGAGTCTTTGCCTACCCAGTTTTTACCATTCGGATTTGCACCAGTACCCGCAGCGGCGAAGCTGGTATTCGTCCAGCTGGAAATGTCATCTGCGATAGACACGTCTTCACGCAGTTGAATATCTCGGGTCCAGGTGTACCCCACCAGAGGCAGGTTCAGCGTCTGGTCGAGTCGCTCCAGCTCCCCGATGAGAAAGGCACCAGAGCTATCAACGGTTGCCTGATCAAAAGTAATCATTCGTCTGTTCCTTAAATCTTCCAGGAGATTTCTGCATTGCCGTTAGCGTCACCGGCCCCTGTGAATTCGGCGTTGGTCAGCGCCACGTTTTTGCCACTGACGGACGTGGACATGAAGCCGCCCAGCGGCACTTTGATGGATTCATCAGTGGAGACGACAACGTATACCGGGTCGCCTTTTTTGATGGTGCTGGCATCAAAATCAGAACCGAGATTAACGGTCATGTAGCCACGCTTCATGGCGTCACCCGGGAAGTTCTTATCCGTCCCCACCTGGCGAACCATGTCTGGCTGCGATGTGGTCGGATACGGACGAACGTAGATCCCCTTCACCTTGTCGGCGGTGTCACCGTCCGCCAGCGGCACGAAAAAGCCGTCAGCGTCATATTTGCCAGCCAGACCATAGGCAGCGAAGGCGTTAGCGGATTTAAGGATCACCGGCTCGACGGTTAAATCCTGCGGGCGAGAGATAGCCCCGGCAATGCCAACAGGCATCCGGTACAAATATGCAGTCATTGGATTATCCTTTGCGGTTAGACCAGAAGTCGGCGTTTTGTTTGTTCAGGGAAGCGATGCTGGTCATGCCCATATTTGGACGTTGTGCATCGCCCGTGGTGCTGCGGGTGTTTCGCCCTTTGGCAATCTCTGACACGGCGTTAAACGCCATATCTACCGATTGCTTGGGCAATTTGCGGATATCCGCATCACCGACAACCTGGCGAACCAGTGTTTTGTCAGCGGCAGCCAGCACATCACGTTTGAACGCGGTCGGTTTCACCTTACGGCTCAGATCGATACCCGGGACGATAACCTCGGCACGATAGGCAGAGTCACCGGTAATCGTGGTTTCCTCTTCGTCGTCCTCGCCGTCGCCGGTCGGATCTTTTTTGTCTTTTTCGTCAGGCTTATTGTCGTTATCGCCCGTCGCAGTTCCTTCGAGCTTAGCCAGCAGGGCTTTGAGCAAGGTTTTGATATCGTCCTCGCCGTCGCCGGTTGGATCTCCGCCCATTTCCGGCTTTTTGTCCGGCAATGGTTGCTGCGGTGAAAGGTTAATGTTGAGGTTAACGCCGCTCGGCAGATCCCCTTCGTCACCCGTTACCGCCGCTGGCGCAGAGTCCAGCAGTTCGTTCATGGTGTCAGCGTCACCCGTTTTGATGGCCGTGCGCATGCGGGTCCACCAGCTTTTCTTTTGATTTGCCATTGTGTCTCTGTCTCCAATTGCACAACGATTTCCGGCTCTGCCTTTAGGGACAAGAGCCACATGGTTTCCGGTAATATCGACCTGCTCGGCTTTACCTGGCTCGGTCTGCTCGTACTCCGCGTCATAGCCGCACGACACTTCGCGCAGACCATCTTCGATAAGCTGAATGGCGCTTTCGTCTTTGACGATAAGGTCTGCCAGCATCAAATCAGACTGGTCACCAGTCCCGCGCCGCACATTCTGAAGATGCCCGACAGCAAGCTCTTTCCAGTTCTCGGGATTTACCAGCCGCACATTCCCGTTTTCATCTTCAGGATGCAGGATCGTGATGCTCATCCCTTCGAATGAGGCGAGCGTGGCCGGATGGAATACCTGCTCAGGAGAACGCGTTACGACTATCTCACCGAGCTTGTCGGGTTTGAGGTTTGGCAGATCGGCAGCGCCGTAGAGCTGCTTACCCGTTCGACCTATCGGCACGTCTTTACACAACAGCGAGCCGTCAGCCAGCTGATAGCGGGTTTCCCCCAGCCGGGTATTGAAAAAATATTTCATGGTTTACCTGCGATTCAGGCGAGATAAGAATGAGGGTTGGGGAAGACGATTTCTTTGTAACAGCGGCAGTTCGGCAGCTCACCAGCGTGACCGGTCATACCGTCAAGCGTTGGAGGTCGGCCCCATTCGACAAACTTACCTTCCATCTCCCGATGAGAATGCCGGACGTCGCCATCTTCGGCTGTACGCCAGATATAACCATTCGAGCCGATTGACAGCGCACGCGCCTGATCCAGCGCGCCGGTTGCGCGTCCAAGCTCGGTACGGGCGATAAGGTTCGCTCGTGAGCGTGACACGTCACCGGACGCAGCTATCTCTTTCGCGAATGGCTCAGCGCGGCCACCAGTCACAACGGCCTCGATGGCTTTGTTCTGAATGTCATACACCCGATCGGCGGCCTCAAGAGGCAGCGATTTGATGTACTTAATTTGCTCGGCGACGATGGATTTCATCACCTGGCCTACCGGGGCGCGGTCGACCATGTTGCGTAGTTCTGCGCTGATGTTCCGGCTGTGCTGACGCCACTGCTTTTCATTCTGGCGCGCTATGTCTGCGGTGAAGTTCTCAGCAACCTTCGTCGCCCAGGGGGTGATGATTTCGCTGTAGCGCTCCAGCGCATCCATTATTTCGGTGACGCTATCGTTTGAACCATCGTAGCGCCCATTTACGATATCCCCGACCGCCCGCGCTATCTGCCGTAGGCTCGTTCGATATCGGATCTCCGCCTGGCGACTCTGGCGGTTTGTCGCCAAGTTCGCCGATGCCTGGCGGCGCTTCGTCTTCGGCATTCTCGATATCCTCGTCGGTAATGGATGCCCCGATGCCGGTGACGTCAGAGTTTTCGCGCAGGTCGGTCATCGCCGCCTTACGCGTCATCAATCCGTCGCCCAGCGCGGTACTGATCGCGTTGGTGGTGTTTACGGCCACCGTTGATCGGTCAACGTCTGACATTTGCCATAGCGGGTTAAACTCAAACGTGAAATCGTCCGGCAGCGGCTTTCCGAGTTCCGAGCGGTGCATAATGTCCAGTATCCGGCGCATCGGCAGCCGTAAGCGGCGCTCCTGCAATGAGCTCACCCGGTCGTAATAGTTGGCGAGGTCTGCATCACCAGTATAGAAGCCTTTCGGGGATTGACCGAACAGGCGTACCAGCGGGATACCAACGGCACCGCTGATCTGCTCAGCAAACTGCGAAAGAATGTCATCCAGACCGCTGAAGCTGTACTGGTGGGTTTCGAACTTATCCCGCGAGTCCATGAGCGTCATGCCTTCATTGCTCTGGAACTGGCGGATCAGGTCGATGTTCTTCAGCAGCGCCTCGAACGCCGGGCCTCCAAGCGCGATAAGCTCGCGCAACTTCTCCACGCTATAGGTACGCAGATGCGCTTTATAGACCAGCTGCGCCGCGCCGACAGTGGCGCTATCGAACGCAGTAAGCCGATCCCAGATACGCTCTACAACCGACATTCCCCATTCGTTTTCGGTCATCTTCTGCTGGAATGGCAGCGTGACGCCATCAAAGCGGATCAGGCGGCTGTGATGGATGCGCCAGGCCGGAATGCCCGTTGCGGTGGTCACCACGTCGTAAAACTCAGGCTTGCCGAGGTCCGGCCCCATCTCTTTAATGCGGCGTGTCAGCACCGGGTTAATCATCCAGCGGTCGAGCGGGAGAATGCCCTTAAACTTGCCCTCGCCAATGGTTTCGAGTCGCAGCGGGGTCATTGGTGCTTGCCCCTCGATCATGATGAAGCCGACCGCGCCGCCGTAGAGACGCGACCATTTCAGCACGTCGTTCAGCGCATCCCAGATCTGCAACTCATCCAGTTGCGCTTCGAGGGTGCCACGGTCTTTGGCGTCAATCTCCGAAGTGATGCGAATGCCCTTTCGGGTCATATCGTCCGGGATAGCGTCGACCGCTTCACCGATAACCCACGAACCGCGATATGACCATTCCACCAGCATGCGGTTGCGGCTGGTGAAGTTCGCCCGGTAGGTCGATGCTGAATGCTGGTTAGGCGTCTGCATCCCAACGCGGGCGACGAAGTTCTCGTAGCCGTCAGCGGTGGCCTGTGCCGTTCGCTGAGAGGATTGCTTGTTTCGTGCCATCAGGCCTGTCTCCCTAGCAGCTCCCAGATGTTCAGGGCTGAATTCATTGGCGCGTAGCTGATCATCACCGAGTCGGCGAGGTTCGGCGACTTGGTGCCATCAGGCTGTTTATCAACAACGATTTTCCCCACGCCATTAATGGAGTAGGTCGGCTGCGACAGCTCAATGATGAGTTTGTCTTTGCTCGCCATGGCGCTGCTGATTGAGATGATTTCGTCCGGGTTGTAGGCCATGCCCTCAACCACGGCGCGATAGGTGTTCTGGAAAAGCTTGCGTAGCCACCACCAGCTCTGGGCCTTGGCGTTGGCGAAGAAGTCCTTGTTCAGGCGTGCGGCCTGTCCGTTGTCCCCGCGCACCGCTTCATCGTCCGGATCAAATACCGCGCCGCTACCACGAAACGGTGTGGCGAGTATTGACGGTCGGCGCGCTGCGTAACGCAGTTCGTTGATGGCGCGCGCATCGCCGCGAACGCCAGCACCCAGGCCGTCCTCGTCGAAGCGAAACTCTTCGAGGTTGTCCTGTTCGCAAAAGCCGAAGACCTTCTCAACAGACTGGTAAATGTCGCTGCCAACGCCGGACCATTCACGCACGTTCTCCAGGAGGAAGCCGTGACGGGTCGAAAAGGCGTTTTTGTCCCGGCCTTCGTCGGCGACGTCCATCGCGCCCAGGCGTTTGCCCGTTGGCTGGATGCCCAGCTTAATATGAGCGTCGACGGCAGCCTGTACCCAGTCGGACGGGATCAGGACGCCTTCCGCAGATGCGCTGTAGTTCAGGTCAAGTTCCTGCGCCACCACCACCGGATTGTCGATTTTCTCGCACTCCCTGCGATACCACTCTTCATCCTTGCGAGGATCATCCCGCCAGTGGAATGTGAATACCGGTATCTTCCCGCCGTGACGCTTCTGCGCGAACGGGTTCGCCATGCCATTAACCGAGCTCAGGTCAATACGGCAACGGGTGGTTTGCGACAGCGCCGCATCAATCAACAGAGGACGCTGGAGGAATGCAGCTTCATCCACCAGGTAGAGCGTGGTACGGTCACCACGTCCGATATTGTCGCCAGCCTCGCCTTTGATAACCGCGCCAGTATCTGGAAACTCAACGCGCATATACGGCGCATGCTTCTTCTCGTCCCACGAACCACGAAACTCGATGGGCAGTGTTTCCACGAACTTTCGCGCCTTCCAGAACAGCGCCTTCGGGTCACCGGTGCTGTCGACGTATTCCTCTTTACGGGAGCCGAAACCGATAACCATTTCTTTGTTGAAGAGACAAAGCGAGCAGGCCAGCCCGATCGCGGTCCAACTGAGCCCCATTTCGCGGCTCTTTTCGGTGATGCCGTTCTCCAGTCGTTCGCGCCGCTCCATGATCCAGTGAATCCACTCTTCCTGTTTCGGGAACAGCAGAAAAGGGATGGTGACCGGCAGGCCATAATCGATGTTACGCGGGTCAGTAGTCATACCCCAGTCGATGATGAACTGTGCCGGGTTGGTGCGATAAAACTGCTTTAGCGCTGGCAGCATTTCAGGGTTCTGGCGAATGCGCTGTAAGCGCTCCATCCGCCATTCAAAAACCATCTGGTAATCAGGGTTTCTGAAATCGAATTCAAACGGGAGAGGCATGATCACCCCATCATCTTGCGGTAAATCTCTGCGGCCTGATCTGCGGTGAGGTTGGTCGTCTCGGTCTTGATCGGGCCGCCATCCTTGCCAGTGCTCTCAACCTTCAGCTTATTGGTGTAAGCGTCGCCAACCTCTTTCGCGGCCTGTTCGATAAGCTGCGCCGTCAGGGAGAAGTTTTTCATCCCCTCGGTTTTGGTTGCCATGCGGTCAAGCACGCGGAGGCGATAGGATTTGTTCGCTATCGGAATGTCGCTGGTTTCGGTCAGGAACCGTTCGCGCGTCGCGTGGAACATCTCGATCCACTTTTTGGCGAGCGTCTTACCGCTGGCCTTCGTGGGGTCGTGAGATTCAGCCTGCTGGCGGGTAATCTTGATCCCGAATTCTTTTTGGACAGCCTCGACCACCTGCGATGGCGTGTCATAGCACGCAAGCGACTGAATGATGAAGGCTTTCACATCAGGTTTTAATGCAGCCATAAATCACCATTCGTCTTATACAGTCCAGTATTTAAGCCAGTCGCAGCATGCACGTCCCGCACGCTCTGGCAATATCGAGATGAGCAACCTCCGCTGGCTGATTCGCCGCATCAATCATTTCCTGCACGTCCCGGCTTGCACCGTAACGGCGAACCACGCCCACAAACTCTTCCACGTCATGGCCGCGCAGCTTCAGCTTTGGCTGCCCTTCCTGCGTGAACTTCGGCGCGCCAAATTCATCTGTCGCCTGGCAGATGTGATAAAGCTCGTGCTCTATCAGCGCACAGAATTCCAGATCGGAACATTGCGAGCAGTAATCAGCGGCCAGCGTGATGATGAACTGCGGCACCCTGCCGAACCATTCATACATCTGCTGCTCCATCCGCGCTTTCTGCCAGCCTCCAGCCCGCATTGCCACTTCTTCCGCCTGCCCCAGCACGGAACGCCCTTTCTTCTCGAAAGCGTTAGACGCCCAGAGAAAGCACAGATCCGCTTCAAGCAAATGCTGGTGGTCATGGTTGTAGAGGTCACCCTCATCGCTCAGGATGTGCTGATTCAGCCACTCGCCAACGTCATTAGCGGGCATAATGCTGATGTACGGCTTCGGGTCAGGTGGCATCGTAAAATGCGCTGGTGGGTGTGGTCTGTTCATGAATAATTCCAGTGCTCCATTATCGAAGCCCCTCAATGAAGGGCTTCTGTAATGCCGCGATCAGCCAATAAGTAATTCCGGCTGCGTTACCTGCATGATGTGCTCATGTTCGAGCTCCAGGACGCGCTTCTCTTTCTTCCGCTCGTTCATCAAACGGCTTCCGATCGTGCCTTTCAGCTTTGAGCGCGTTTCTTTGATGGCGTAGCGATGCTGCAATTCTTCACCCATCGCCATGCGCCGGTTTAGCTGCTCGGCCATCCAGTTGAAGGCATTGATGTAACACTCCTTCACTGCGGCAGCTGTTTTGCCAGTGAATCCCATCACTAGCATCATGCATCCGTCGCGGGTGATGTTATACATAGGCTGAACATCGCCATTTTTATCAATGAAATCAATGGGCGCAAAATTGCGCTGGGTGAAGTCATCGGAGCATTTCAGGTTACGTATGGCACGCAAAACGTCTTTGTGTCGCTTGCCAAAGTAATCCGCCACCTTGAGTGATGTGGTGATTATCTTGTTGTCGAGGGTCGTGACCATTTCGCGGAAGTCGAAGGCCGGAATAACTGACGGATTATTCATAGCGTCTTTACCTTTTAGAAAGTGAGCCTGTCTCACAGAAAAGCCGCCCGAGAGAGGTCGCCACCTATAACGGCATTTCTCAGGCTCGCTTACTGAAAGGCTCTCGTTAATATGCGCGTGAGATGCGCGTTTACTGCGGACATAAAAAAGCCCCGCATCGCGAGGCTCATTAAATTGACTTTGTGATTTGCAAAAAAATTATTTCAGGCATTGCGTCCTGATGTATTCCTGCAGGTAGTTAACCTGCGCGGTTATCCTGTCGATTCCACTTCGGAGACGGTAATAATTGAGTTCAGCATCTGCTGTAAGTCTTGGGCTTTCTCCATCGCCCATGCTGCTGGCTCCGGTCGTTGACTTTGCACAGGTGGCGGCGACTTGCAGCCGCTTACGGCCAGCAATGACATCGCTATGCAGACGCTCAATGGTTTCTTTCGCATCAGCCAGTTCTCCGGTGTATTTGGCATCCAGTGCAGCGACATCACGCTGGCGGGTCTGCATGTCTTTAATGGTGGCGGTCGCCAGGAGGAGTTTCTCAGTGGCCTTATCGCGCTGGTCTCTGTAAGTGATGGCGTTGTCGCGGTAGTGGTTCACGAAGAAAGCCAGTGCGCCGATTAACGCCAGCACCAGCAACTGCAGCCAGTAACGCTTAACCAGTGCGCTAATCATGACAGGAACAGAGCTCGCTCTGCCTCCCGCCGACGTGTCAGCCCATTCAGCACCTTCCCACCAGCTTTATTCCAGCGCAGGAACTCATCGGCTGCACCAGCGTAATCTCCGGCGTTGAGTTTTCGCAGGAGAGTCGATGTCGACAATGACCGCGCACCGAGGTTATACGTGAACGACACCAGGGCATCGAACTGGCCTTGTGTCAGCTTCACCCTGACAACTTTCAGCACGTCATTCTCATAACCAACAAGCCCTGTTTTCAGAAGCCTGTCAGCGGTTTGCTGGTCGATAGTCATACCGCGCTTTACTGGCTTTCCGTCAACCGGATGGGTCCAGCCATAGCCGATGGTCCACGGCGCATCTCCCGTTCCGGGGTCGGGGTAAGCAGTCAGCCGACAACCTTCAAATTTTTTTATCAGAGCAATTCCGTCAGGACTGGTTTGCATCGTCAACTCCCGCCTTTTTTGCTGCAAGTTTTTTAATCAGATTGCCGATCGAATCGGTGCCGATGTATCCAATAAAGACGCTGGCTATGTAGGCGAGGTTGCTGCTCAGGCCGATAAAGTCCAGAAGGTCACGAACGAACCAGGCAATCATCGCGCACATCAGCGCATCAATTAGCGTTTTTGTTACCGCGCCGCCGTTATAGCGACCACGCAGATACGCCATGATAAAAGCCAGCATTGCACCAATACCCTGCTCCTTGGCGGCAAGTAGCGCAGCGATGAAATCTTGTTTGTATGGCATTTTCATAGGCCTCACCTCCGATTTTCCGGATGGTGCTGTGTGTGTTTGTAGGGGAAAGGCCGTCAGACTCTGATTGCTACATGGCATCTGAAAATGATATCTGCGGCCTGCAATAAAAAAGCCCACGGCGCGGTGGGCAATAGAGGGTAGTGCGTTGAGCTTTTGCTCTTATGGTCCTGGTAGGTATTTGGCGGGACAGGAAGGATTCGAACCTTCGACCAATCGGTTAACAGCCGATCTCACAACCTCTGTGCTTCTGACCCTGAATGCAAAAAGCCCCTGCATTTCTGCAAGGGCTTAAATGTGGTTCACACCGCTCCGCGCAAGGCATCTCCGCTGGTGGGTAAGCTCTTTCGCCTTTGACGTCCGAGCATATCTGAATTATGCAGTTTCAAAACTCGTTTTCAAGTCTTTTTCGCAAGTTTTTGCATTTTCGAAGCCAAATTCATCTTTTAACGTGAAGAAGACAGCAGAATTAAACAACTCAATACACCAGCGCACGCGGTCAATACATTGCTTTTCGGTCAGAAACGGCGCGTAGTAATATTGCATCCACCGTGCCATGTCATTAATGGTTTTCCTCCAGGTGTAATAGTCCTTCCCTATCTCATACACGGGATTCCCCGGCTTGAAGGACTTCAGGATGATAGCCTCCATGAATGCAGCTTCCTCTTGATCCCCGGCGTTGCCGATCAGGTCAGAAAGTGATTTCTTCGGCCAGATGATGGCTTTAGCCTGCTCAAACAACGCATCTCCGGTATAGCCAATTTTACGCAGACCAGACAGTACGGTAGCGATCCGCTCCTGCTGTTCGCCAGTCCAGCCGGTCAATATCATTGACCACATACCACCGCCACCTGAAAGGTGTTCTATTCCGCTGCCTCCATACATGCCGCCCCAGTGGTTCAGCAACGAACGAACCCAACGGCTTTGCGATGGTGTCAGTCGGCGGTATTTCCCCAGGTAAGATCTGCGTGGTGCTGCTGCCAGCGTCACCCAGGCGTTTTGCGGGTTGGTACGCTCAACAGACGCTTTCTGGTAATTGTTAATATCGGTGCGTGTCATTGTCCGTTCTCCCGAATGATGATCTGGCCTTTCTCGCCCCATAGCTTTGTAATGCGACAATCCCAGACACTGGAATCATCATCAAACAGGGCATCCATCAGTGCTTTAAGCATGTTGTCGCAGTCTGGTTTTGACTGGTGCGGCTTGCCGTTGAGCTGTTCACGCTTCTTTTTTCTCCAGCTCGGAGGCATTGGCATAACGAAGGTGATATGCGCGCCGGACTCAGGGAGATTGATTTTGCGCAGACGTGCTTCATCGCAGAATGCGCGGTAACGCATGACCGCAGGCCGTGTTTTCCATTTGTCGGCGCGGGTCATACGGGGCTTGCCGATCGGCGTGATGTCGTAAATTTTCATGCTGGCACCACCAGCCCAAGGCGGGCTATCTGGATAACGGTCAGAACGATAGCGCGGTCCATCAGCTGGCGGCGTTCGTCTCGCGATAGCTTGCTGCCGTTGTCGATGCTGTCGTGGCAGCAAACGCAAATCGCCGCCGTGGCGCAATCATCGGCTTTCAGGCCCATGCCTTTGCCTTCATTGCGATGCGCTACCTGTGTCCCCCACGAACCGCATAACACGCACTGCTCGATCTGCCCGACAGCGGCGAGCCATTTTTTGCTGCGGTAGGTTTTCTGACTGGGGTTATTTCGCATTGCTGTTCCCCCAGCGCTTTGCCCACTCGATTTCATTGCGGGATTGTTCGCTGAATGTGACGCCCTGCTGGGTGCCGAACCAGTAAATCGCCTCGATGACCTCTACCATCTGGGGAATGGTCATTTTGCTGGTGCGCTGGCCGAACATCACGACGCCGCCATCAAGCCCGGGGGCCATTCGCTGTTCCTGCTTTTTGGTCTTCGCCACCAGCGCGGTGATGAGGTCTTTCCAGTCGTCGGAATCGTATTTATTGCCGAACCAGAGAACCTGGTCGGAAAGATCTTTCAGTAGCGGCCACATCTTGCGATTTTGAATAGCGGTGCGCGTCGACTCTTTGACGTCGAGTATCAGCGGGCGCTTACTGTCGACTGGCAACTGACGAATGTAGTTGATAGCGTTCTGCTTAACGCTTTCGTTAACGAGGTGGAATTGTTGGCTCACGCGTCACCCCCGAAGAGGTTAAGCGACAGATACGACAAATCGCTGACGTCGGATAACGTCAGGCGAATGTGTTTAAGCTGGTGGTGCTGCGCCATGGTGTTCTCCGTGGCGCGAATGTCCGGGTGTCAGTTGTTCAGGCTGACAGGGATATTATGGATGGGCATTGTGGCAAAAGCAATTTAACGCCGACAAAAAAAGCCTCCGAAGAGGCTTGTATGTTATTGATTACATTGTGACATGTCACAATGCTAATTTAGTTTCATGCCAGCCACGCGTAACCCAGCATTTCGAATCACCGTCGCACGGACACGACTTAACCGGCAGCGCATCTCCGCATTTACCGCAGCGGTTCGCGCTGATTGACTTAATGCGACCACGAACGCGGGCATCGTCCTGGCGGATCAGCATCGCGACGTATTCGCTCATTTCATACGGCGCTCGCCCCGGGCGGCGTGATGCACAATTGCGCTCCAGCATCTCCAGTTCCTGCGTATCAAGCATGAGCTCAAATTTACGACCACCAGCAGCAGCTTGCCGGGCTCGCTGGGCGGCTTTGCGTTCAGCGGCAGATTTAGCCATGACCGGACTCCTGAATAGCGGCACGACAGGCTTGTTCAACATGTGTGCGTACCATTTCCCGGCAATCTTCCGCATTGTCGGCATAAGTTGCCATAATTCCATTTACTGCTGCGCTGATCACAGAATCAGGCACTGTCTGCGGCGCTGGCTTAAGATGCTGGCGCGGCTCTCCGTCCTTCGGCTCCGGCCACTGGCGCGCCATGTTCACTTTCAGCTTTTCTTCCATCGCAGCTGTGATTTCACCGTCACTGATACCGGCGCGCCGCTGGGCGTCCCATAACAGGAACTGCATGTCAGCCCACTCGCTGAGGTCGTCAGGTTCTGCGGCAGCTTCCAGCGCCTCTTTCGACAGGTGTTTAAGCGGGCCAACGGGACCAACATCGCCGAAAGTCTTATCTGACCATTCAGCGTGTTCACGGCGAACCTGTTCGCGCTTACTTACAGGTTGGCTACCCTGAAGCATGGCGGCGTGGCAGGCATCCTCAACGTTCTTCACTGCATCTGCGCAGTAGTTATAGCGATTGCATTCCACTAACTTCTGCTTGAGATTTTCAATTGCTTGCGCGACATCAGCCTGTATTGGCGGAACGGCTGTCTGCTGCTCTCGAACGTCATTAGTCGCTATCGGTTCTGCTGCCAACTGACTGGCATATTTGTTAATGGTAACGATAAGCTCTTGCTCGGCCTCATCCAGACAATCACCGATACCTCGTCTGTCGCCGTCGAAATGATCGAAGTCTGTGCGAATTCTGGCGACTTTACGGATTGCTGATAACACCTCATCAGGAATCACCGGAGAGTTGCCACCCTGAACAGTAGGCATATCCGGACCTTTGCGAATCGCCCTGGCAAGATCGATTGGGTCATCGTACAACCAGTCACCTGTTTGCGGATGATTGGCTTCTGCCAATTGTGCAGCCCACTCCAGGCCGTCTTTGTGTCCAGACCCTCGTGGGTAATGACAACGACATCGCCGCTGACAACCTTTCCACCCAGAATACCGTCGCACG